TACTGTGGATTCTAGTCTACAATGTATTTCCTGGAGATTATATTCTATATACAGTTCCCAGTAAGGTGCATTTAGAGCCAGTGTTTACTGGACTAGTCAGGAACTTTAAAAGAAACACATTTCTTAAGCAGTTTATCACACGTAGCGGAGGTGTTAATAGCTCTGATTTTAAGATAAGTCTTCTTAATGGTGCTACACTTCTTTGTCGAATTGCTGGACAATCTGGTACAGGTGCAAATTTGATTGGTTTGCATACTCCATTTATTGCGGCAGACGAGTGCGGGTACTATCCTCACATGGCTTTCCAAGAAATGCTGCCATCTGTGAATACATGGACTCCAGGATATAGAGAACTGGTCACAGGTGTACCTACTGGTATGCGAGAGAAAAATGTTCTGTACCAAGCAGATATGGAGAATGATAACTATACTAAGCATAGAGTTTCTGCTCTAGAGAACCCAAGAGTAACTGAAGAAACTCTAGCAGGTTATGTAAAGCAATATGGTGGAGAAGATACAGACGATTACATACACTTTGTTCTAGGTCAGCACGGTAAGCCTGTCTTCTCTATCTTTGACAGAACACTAATGAAGATGGAGAACTATCCTGTAATTAGGCTGGAGCTAAATGGACTCTCTCATGGGACTACAGCAGAAGAGCTTCTAACAAGAGTCTCTGCTTTTCCTAGGATAGAGGATAAGGATGAGTTAGAAAGTATTATATTTGGCATAGATTTAGGATATACCGAGCCTACTGCTATCAACATTATCAGAGTCAGTCGGTTTGGTAACATGAGATTTCATGGTAGGATAAAACTTACAAAAGTTTCCTACCCAGTACAGGAGAAGCTAATAGATATATTGGACACTAAGTTCAATCCATCTATTCTCGGTATTGATAAGGGAAGTTCAGGTATGGCTTTCATACAGAATCTAATAGAGAAGCCTGAGTATAAGGGTAAGAATTACACGGACAGAATTATCCCAATAGACTTTTCTTCTTCTACTCTAATTGGTAGAACCAGTGATGGAGAAGATATAAAGACTAAAACTAAATCTTTTGCAGTGTCTGTTCTGCAGGACTATACTAATAATCATAGAATAAGATACTCTACAACAGACCCTGATATGGTAGAGGAACTAGAGAGAATGACATTTACCAGAACTCCTAATGGAGATATTGTGTATAAAACAATGACTCCTAGAGGAGGAAAGCGAGGGGAAGACCACTTCACAGCCGCGCTCTTGTGTGGTGTAGCAGCGTATTACCTAGTAAATGAGGACTTAAATCTTAGGCATAAAAAGCCTAACCTAATAAGAGCAGTATGGATATAACAATATGACAGAAAATAAAGATTTACTGAGAAAGTTTTTTGCTGTAGCAGCTCAGTCTGGGGATAATACGGAAAATCCTTGGACAGCGGTGGATAAAGATTTATCTGAAACGATAGATTATGAATATTTCACCGAGATGATTCAGCTAATCCGCTTTTTCTACAGAACAGAGCCAATCGTTTCCACTGTAGTTAATAAGTTGGTAGAGATTGGGACAAACGATTTGATAATTTCAAAGAATCGTATGTCTGATAATGAGCACAGAGCTTTCTTGTTCATTAAGAATGACCTATTACAGTTCTCTGCACAGATGGCGCAAGAGTATTTACTGTCTGGACTAGTAGCTCCTGAAGTAGGTTTTGGAAAGATAGATGGAAAGGTATTACTGGCTAATGGAATAAAAAAGATGTCAAATTTGATAGTTCCTAAGTCAATGTATGTCCGAGACCCAGTAACAATTAAGATATATCCGTCTATAATTGCAGATAAACCTTCATATTTCGTTAAGATTCCCGAAAATATGGTAGAATTCATTAAGGGTAAGGGTGAATATTCAGACGGTAAGAAGAATGAGGAGCTATTTAAGCTTATTCAGTCTTATTATCCTGAATTTGTAGCTGCCGTATTAAAGGGAGAGACTGAGGTACTGTTAGATACTTATGTTCTCCGTAGAAAATACATGACAGATAATCCATATCCAGTACCTTATATATCATCTGTACTGGATGCTCTACAACATAAAAGAAAGATGCGGAGAATGGATTACTCATTGATGGACAAGATTATCAGTGCCATCCTGCATGTGAAAGTCGGAACAGATGAGTTCCCAGTAACAGAGTCTGAGGAAGATGAGACGTTTATTTCCACTCTAAAGGCGCAATTAAACTTTAGACGAAGAACTAACGCAGACGTAGAGAAACTATTTCAATTACTGACAAGCCATGTAGTCAACTTAGAGTGGATATTTCCTAACTCTGAGATACTGCTGAACAATGCTAAATACGATGATATAAACTTAGAGATTTTATTTGGTCTAGGTTTCCCGCAGTCCTTGATTACTGGAGAGAGTAGCAGAAGTGGTACTAGTGATGTTGAGATGTCTTTGGTAAGTCCTATCAAAACGATGGAAAGCTTTAGACTTGAGATTATCCCTATACTGCAGAACATCTGTTACGATATGGCAGAGAAGAACGGAATGAAGAATGCTCCACTTGTTTCTTTTGCACCAATTAACCTGCATAAATTTAGTGACTTCTTGGCAGCACTGACACAACTTTACTCTGTATCTTCACTGAGCAGAACTTCCTTCGCTAAGTATTTAGGACAGGACTTCGCTGCTGAGGTAGACATTCTGGAAGAAGAAGTACAACTTCTTGAATCGAAGAACTTGCCAATGTTTGGAGAGGCTCCATTTAGTAGAAATCCAGGTGACAATAGAACCTCACCTGATAACACATCTACTGACCCTAAGGAGACCAAGACTAAGACTAAGACGGATACTAATACTGAGAAAGATAAATAAATATTACGGGGGAGGGTAAAACCTCCCCTATATGATGCGGAGAGTCAAATTAAATGACGAAAACAACTGATAATATAGCTGAGATTTCAAGTAGCATTTCAGCCGTAGAGTTCGTAAAGCTAGGGGATATAGGATTAAATGCTGCGATGTCGTCTATATTGGCGACCAATCCTACTGTGTCTTGGGCTAAGTTTATTCTTACCGATTCACTACCTAACCAGAATGGTCAGAGAGTTCCTAAAGAGGAGTTCGATAACCTAATAGAGTCTGGATTGTATATGCCACTCAAGATGGCTTTAGGTGAGATTGCAGAAGGACATGAGCTTGCAGCTCCTCTCGGAGTAATCACAAATTTACGCCAAGAGGGAGACCAGATATTAGCTCTAGCAGCTATGTGGGCTGCAGAAAGACCAGAAGATATTAGATTACTGAAGAGTAGAATACAAGAAGACTCCGTAGAAATCTCTTGGGAGATTCTTTATGGACACTCTGACTTAGATGAAACTGGTGTAGAGAATTTATATGACCTTACTTTGAAAGCGGCTACTATAGTAGGTTCTCCAGCGTATGCTGGTAGAACTCCCGTTACTGCAATTGCAGCGAAGGGGAAGAAGAAATCTCCTGCTAGAAAGCCAGCAGCTAAGAAGAAAGTAGTTATAGAAGAATTAGAAACAATAATTGAGGAGCCTGTAGTTGAGGAGCCCCCAGTTAAGACGAAAGGTGTTTCTCGTCCGCGCAAGTGGGGAGATACATATATAAATAATTTAAGTGACGATTCATTCCTCTACAAAGGTAGAGGAGTAACTCAACCAATAGAAAGACTGTTCCCATACAAAGATGCGTTAGGTAACGTGGACGTTGAGAGACTCACAGAGTCCTTAGCTGAAACGGGAGAGTCAGGACTACCGGAAAACGTGCTCAAAGGAGTACGGGTGCGAGCCCAGCGACTACTCAGGGCGATTGACGAAGCTAATGCAACTTCTGCTACGAGCAGCTTAAATGACAATTTGGAGGATATTGACTTGGATAAATTAGAAGAACTTACTCAGAAGGTGGCAGAACTTACACTTAAGTCAGAAACTGCTACACAACTCGTAACCGAGAAGACCGCTGAGTTAGATGCCAAGACCGCTGAACTTACTACTATGTTAGAAGAGTTAGAAGGTTTGCGTGAATACAAAGCATCTATCGAAGAGGTAGAGGCCAAGGCAGGAAAACTTGAGGATATTAAACTTAAGTTCAAAGAAGCCGGCCTAAATAGAGAAGACGAATATTTTACAGAGAATGAAGAAACATTGCTCAGCTTGGGAGAAGCATCCCTAGAGTTTATGATTCAGGAATTGGTAGCTTTCGCAGGAAAGTTTTCAGATGAGAGTGACACTAGTGTTGCTAATACTTCTGGTATTCCACCCCTTACAGGTGGCAGTACTACTAAGACTGACCTAAATTCATTAGTTGAAGCACTGAAGAAACAAGAATCTGAGAAATAACCGGAGGAATATAATAAAATGGAAATTAATGCTTTTGAAAATGTTATCGGCGTAGTCCCTATCGTGGATGTTGTAGAAGGCCGTTTCGTAGTTTTAGCCACACATGACTATCGCCCTGACTTTAACAGTCAGACAGATTTGCCTGGGGTTAAGATTCCCGCTACTGCAGAAGAAGCAAAGCGTGCTCGTTTCGTACTAACATTCGCTGTGGATAATCGTCCACTGCCCATCGTTGAATCATATCCGCAGATGCCTTTCGCATTGCGTGGTGGATTTGACCAAGATGCTAATGCTCCTTTCACTAATACCATGTACTTATCGTACCCTGGTAATCAAGATGGAAGAACCATCGGCTCAGGCACAAACGCTCTGGCTTTCAGCCAAGGCACATTCACCATCCCATCGGGTGGCTATATCTACAATGCCAGTATGATTAACCCTGGCTCGTCCCTCATTATCGCAAACACTGCTGATGATACATCGGATGCTGGAAAGTTGAAGTATACTGCTACAGAGGCCGTAGGCGTTCTATTTGAAACCTATAGTTTCGACAGCGAGACTGCTAAACTTACCGTCCGTTCTAAATAATAGCTGGAGGAATACATAAAAATGGAAAAGAAATTACAGGAAGCTATTGCCTCTCTTATGAAATCAGGTGATAAAGAGGCACTGGCACAACTCATTGTTGAGTTTGTAAACCCCACACACATTGCAACAGACTTCGTTAGTTTGCTGATGAACACCCGTTCACTCAAACCTGGCGATGCTCTGGTAAAGAAAGTTCGTAAAGGTGTGAAAGTTCGCACACTAGTTCCTGGTGCAATGCACTTAGCTAGTGAAATCACGGTAGCTGATAGAATTAATTATATTCTTGATGGTGCTGATGTTAAAGTTACTGCGAACGCGTGGGAATTAGAGTCTGGAGAACTTGGTACAGTCGGTGAAATTAAGAGCGAGCTTATGGCTAGCTTGAAAGATTACTACCTGAACAAAGTTTTCACTGCTCTTTCTAGTGTTTGGAGTGGTACTAATACTCCTGACAACTATACTACAGTAGCAACTACAGTTACAGCTTCAGTGCTAGAAAATGCTATCAACCAGATTAACCAAAATTCTGGTGGAGTTAAAGCGGTTATCGGCACTCGTGCTGCGCTTACCCCCATCACTAAATTCGGTGCATTTTGGTCTGACGGCACTAACACTGCTGAAGTTCCTTCTGCTATTGAAGAGATTATGGCTAACGGTTGGCTAGGTAAGTACTACGGTGCACCTCTGCTTGCTATTGACCAGCAATACGACAATCCAGATGACTACAATGCTCTTATTCCTAATGACAAGATTCTTGTTATTGGGCACAATGTCGGTGAGTTCATTACTTACGGCGATGTGAAGACCAAAGAATGGGAAGACATGCGGCCCACGCCTCCCCAATGGTATCTGGAAATCTATCAGCAATTCGGGCTTATCGTTGACAAAGCTGCTGGCATCT